GGGTGATTACGCAACAGGTACTTATAACGGCTTGAGCCTGACATTTGTTCCATTGCGTGGATTCAGTTCTATTACGATCTACTTAACTGCAAGCAACATTCCAGTTTAAGGGGAAAAATAAATGGCAAATCCACAAATCCAACAAGGTACATTAAATCGGCTACTAGCTAGCGTAGTCTATGCTGACTTCACTCAACTGAATGTCACATCAGGCTATTTGGCTAGAGAAGCTATTAGTTTGTCTTTTGATGGCGATACTTCCCTGCTTATTGGCACTTTAACTGGAGCAGTAACCAGCCCAGAGCCATATATTTACGGAACTGTCACTATGCACTTACTAAGAACTCAAGCTCTTGGTGAAGCGTATAGCAGTCAAATTAGAACTAATACAACTTTGGGTTCAGTAACAGTTTACCCAGATACACAAGTTTTACAGCCATTCCAGCTAAACAATTGCGTTTTAATGAGTATTCAAGAAACTGCTTTTGATGGTACACAAGCTGGTTTAGTTGTTCGCTTGCGTGGTGTATATAACATTAACTCAACCCTATTTGCTTAATCTAATGAAGGAATAAAAATTGAAAATTGATCGTAATCTGTCCCTTGTGATGCAGGTGCAGACTGAGAATAATGGAACAGTTCACATTCACTCCACTTCTATCAGTCGATCTGTATTTGAACAATTTTATTTGGAATTAGGAAAAGTATTTAGTCAATGTTTTGACAGTATTAATCAAGCGCATTTAGCTTTATCCGCACCCCAACTAGCTTATCCAGCCCTAAAGTCAATTGCGACAAAGGCGGGTAACTGGGATGGGGCAGGTGGAGTTAAATTTGGTTTAATAAATGAAATTATTCGTTTAACCAATGTAATAGTTAGTACTGAAAAAGGCTGGGAAACTATGCCTTTTGATATAGCGGTAAAGAATGAAGTTCTTAATGAAGATGAGGAAGCTGAAGCAATTAGCTCTTTAGTTTTTTTTACAGCAATCTCCAAGGTTGCACCGAAGGACTTGAAAAATTCTTTCTTGGAGATGGCAGGTGCATTGAGAAGTTGGGAGCTTACATTCTCGGAATGTACGGAGTACATGAGTGGTTTGCCGATATTGACCAAGAAAGAAAGTACTGGCAAGAAGGCGAAGGAATCATTCATAGTGTCCTAGACAACATTACTTACATAAATTTTGGTGAGTTTATGAAAGAAATAGGGTTTAAATGGGAAGATGCTTCAGAATATCGCCAAAGGTATTTAATTAGGGCAATAAAGAATAAGAGTTTATTTTAATTACTAGGAAGATAACATGACAGTAAAATCAGTAATTGAAATAGATGTCTTAGATGAAAAGTTTAAAGCTTTTAGTGCTTCTTTTGAAAAGTATAAAAAATCTGTTGAAGATCATTCCAAAAAATGGAAAGAAGTTAACAAAGCTTTAGAAGAAGCTGAAAAACGCCAAAAAGCATTTAATAAATCCATTCAAGATGGTGGAGTTGCTTTAAAAAATGCTGTTTCTGTTACAGCTTCTATTGCAAGCAATATGGCTTCAGCCGCTTTATCTGCGGCTAAATGGCTTACTTATGCCGCATTAGGCGGTGGATTTGGTCTTGGTGGATTGGCTGGGTCAGCAAGCAATCTTCGTAGAGAAGCTACAGGTCTTGGTGTCAATTCAAGTCAATTAAGAGCCGCTAGAACTTATGGTGAGCCTTATTTGGGTGGCATTGAAGGAGTAATGTCTAATATTCAAAGACTACAAACTACCCTTACAGAACAATACAAAGTTGGCATTTTAGGCGGAAATTTAAATAAAAATGCTTTCCAGAATCTTCCAGATGTCTTAACTAAAGCAAGACAAGCAATGAAAGATGCTGGTGGCAATATAGATGTCGCCAGAGCTATGACCCCCGGTTTGCAAGATGTTCTAAGTGAAGAACAGTTACAAACTGTTGGCAATATGAAGCCAGAAGAATTTGCAACCCTTATAAATTCTTTGCGTACTGGCTCTAATAGAATGAATTTAGATGATGCTGACTATGAAGCATGGCGTAAATTTTGGGTTCAATTAAAAGAATCTGGCAATGTTATTGAAGAATCATTGCTTAGAAATTTAAAAACATTAACGCCACAGTTAACAACTCTTTCTAGAGTTATTGCAGATACCATTAATGACATTCTTAAAAGTAAAGAATTTGGCGAGTTAATGGATACTATAAATCAAGGAATTAAAGATTTTGGTAAATATTTAACTTCTGGTGAAGCCAAAGATGATATGAAAACATTTTTAGATGCTTTAAAACTGTTATCTAGGGCAATTGTTGATGTTGCTGAATTTTTTGGATTAATACCAGATAAATCATTAAAAAATCAACCTAGTGGAATGAATTGGTTTAATGATGCTAAAAACAATAATTGGGCTGGGACTTCTAAAGATGGTCAACAAGCTATAGGTTTTAATGCAAGAATTAATAGTTCATTAGATAGCTATAATCCTTCTTCAATTTTAAAAGGTGTTAATTCAAAATTAGCGGCTTCTATACAAATGGCTGGATTAGACCCAATTAGCGGTTATCGCACAGAATCACAACAAAAAGTTTTATATGATGCTTGGATTTCTGGTGGTAAAAGAGGAAATCTTGTAGCTAAACCGGGTGAAAGCACACATCAATTTGGTGAAGGTGCGGATGTATCTATGGCAAGTTTAAGAAACTTTTTATCCAAACATACTGAAGAAGAATTAAATCAGCAATACAATTTAAAAAGACCTTATGGTGCAAAAGATCCTAACCATGTGGAACTTTATAACCCTAACAGAACAGATATTTATGTTCATTTTGATGGTCAAGCTAGTAAAGCTAATGCCATGTCTGGTAAACAATAATGACTTCTTTAGCTCAAACAACTTTTGCCGCCGCCTTTGAAATAGCCCCTATTTGGCTAGTAGGTGGTCTTGCTGACTATGTTGGTGGATATACTCCAATTACTTTATTGACTGAAATAGTAGATGTTCCGGGGCTTTCCAGTAAAGAATTTTTTGCTCATTACAAACCATTACCGGGTGGCACATTGGCTAAATGGCAAGTAGCTGAATATCCTTTTGCCAATTTTGCTACTGCGGCAAATGCTGTGGTGCAACAACCTTTAGAAATTAGTATGTTGATGGTTTGCCCTGCTCAAACAGGTGGTGGGTATTTATTTAAAACAGCTATTTTGACAGCTTTACAGTTTGCAATTCAAAAACACATTACAACTGGCGGGACTTTTACAGTCATTACACCAGCATTTATTTATGCAAACTGTTTGTTAACAGGTATTAGAGATATAACCCCTGCTGGAGATAAACAAGTTCAATATATGTTTCAATGGGATTTTGTCCAGCCATTGATTACTACATCACAATCTCAATCTGTTTTAGGTGGACTGATGAATAAAATTGACAATGGATTGCCAACAACGGCAAGCTGGACACAATCAGCCATTCCAACTGATATTAATTATTTTGCGGATTAATTATGAATAAAGTTAATTTTAATCCAACACCTTTTGCAAACTTTCAATTTAATGCCACATTAGATGGTGTTAATTATGTAGTTATTTGCACTTGGAATATTTATGCTCCAAGGTATTACATCAATGTTTATAACAATAATGGCACTTTAATTGTTACAAATCCTGTTGTTGCTTCTCCTGATGATTTTGATATTAATTTGGTTTATGGATATTTCACTACTTCAAAGATAGTTTATAGGCTTAGTAGCAATAATTTTGAGATAAGCCCATGAGATTTTATGACATCACTATTACCCCGCCATTAGAAGAACCAAATCGTTTTAACGCTTTTAGCTTTAGCTCACAATCAGGTTTTGGGTCAGATAATTATTCTTGTCTTAAAGTAGATTTAGATATTTATCAAAATGCGTATCATCAATATGCTTCTAATGGTTATGTAAGAGTTTTTGGAATCAACTTAAAAAGTTTAGGTCAAATTGGTAACTACAATCCCGTAATCACTAAAGATGGCAGAAAAATTCAACTGTGTGGAATAATTATTCAAGTAGGAATGTCTAAGGGTTTACCCTACGCAAATCCTAAACAAAGAGGAATAATTCTTCAAGGTGCAATTATTCAAGCTTTTGCTAACTGGCAAGGAACAGAAGTCACTTTAGATTTGGTAATTATTCCGGGTTATGTTGATCCAAATGCTTTGCGTAACATACCTTTTGTAATGAAAAAAGATCAAGAGCTAACTGTTGCTGTAACACAAGCTCTTAAAACTGCTTATCCAGAAACACCTGTCAATGGTTCATTTAGCTCTGGATTAGTATATACAGAAGATACACAAGCTCAAAACTTTGATTTATTGACACTTTCAAACCAAATTAATCAGATTAGTAAAACAATTAAAAAAAATCCTACTTATACAGGAGCAATAGTTACTTTAAATTCTGAAGGATTTTTCTTAACTGATTCTGCTATTACTCCAACAGCTACTCGGCAAATTGCCTTTACTGATGTTATTGGAAATTTAACTTGGCTTGGAATTAACACTATTCAAGCAAAAGTAGTGATGCGTGGGGATTTAAATATTGGAGATTACATTTCTTTTCAAGAAAAAATTCCTGTTTTGAATGTGGTAAACAATAGCTCCCAATATAGAAACAGAATTTCATTTAATGGGGTATTTTTTATTACAAAATTACACCATGTTGGAAGCAGTAGGCAAGCTGATGGCAATGCTTGGGTAACAATTATTGAAGCAATTATTCCTAATTTACCAATAAGTCAAACATGACCTCTGAACAAAAAACGCCCTTTGCGGTATCAATAAGCAATTATGTTCAAACTAAATTAGAACAAAATAGACAATCTTTTGGTTGGCAACTACCTTGTAGGGTAATAGCTGTTAACGGAGCAATTGTTACAGTTAATTTTGAAATTGATACAGGTGGACAATATACTTTTCCACCTGTTACCTGTCCAATAGCCCAAAGTACTTATGTTCGATTACCTGTACAAATTGGTGATTTTGGTATGTGTATATCTGCCGATGCAAGATTAGGCGGTGTAACAGGTCTTGGAATAAAAGGAGCATTAGCCCCTTTAGGGCTTCCATTTAATCTTGGTGCGCTTGTTTATGTACCTTTGGGGGCTAATGATTGGTCTAGCGTTGATCCTAATGCAGTAAATATTAATGCTCCCAATGGGGTAGTAATTAGAGATACAGAAAATAATTGCACAATTACTTTATCTCCTACAGGTGTAACTGTTGCTATTGGAAGCACTAGCTTGATTGTTGATAGCACAGGAGTAACAGTTAATGGTAAATTTACAGTAAATGGTAATGTTGAAACTACCGGAACTTTAAAAAATAATAGCGTAAGTGTTGGTAGTACTCATAAACATTCGGGTATTCAAACAGGTACAAGCAATACAGGGAATCCAGTATGAGAACTTATGGTGTAGATTCTTCAGGTAAATGGATAGAAATCCTAGAAACAGGATATATTTATTTGGCTACTTTAGCTCAAACTTTAAGATTAAATTTGGGTGAAAGCCCTTTTTATGCTAATTATGGTATTCCAGCACAAAACGCTGTTCATACTCAAATACCGCCTGATCTTGCTATAAATACTACTCAGGTTCAATATGCACCTTATTTTGCTAGTTTGACTGTTACAAATAGGCAAATAGCTCCAAATCCAATTTATAATATTAATGCGGTATTCCTAAACGGAACAATTATTTCTTCTCAGGTGGCTACTTAATGGCTCAAATAACGACTGCTGGAGCAATACCAGCTTTACCAACAGATCTATTAAATGCTGAAATTGCGGCGGCTACAGCTTTAGCACCCGGTCTTACAGCTAATCTTCCGGGTTCTCTTGTAGAAGATATGGCTTCTACTGCCGCTGGCGCAGTAGTGATTCAAGATCAAGCCTTTGTGGATTTGGTTAACTCTATTAGCCCTGCAACGGCTAACCCTTCAATTCTTTACCAATTGGGGCAAGTCTATGGCGTACAACAAGGTCAAGGCTCTAATACTTCCGTTTATGTTATTTTTACAGGTCTTGCTGGTTTTGTTATTCCTGTTGGATTTACTGTATCTGATGGTACTTACCAATATACAGTTCAGGATGGTGGAATTATTGCTACTTCTGGACAAACTTCTCCACTTTATTGTTTAGCAACAGTTCAAGGTTCTTGGGCTGTTCCATCTGGAACTGTTACGCAAATTATTACTTCTGTACCAGCAGGGTTTACCCTTACTTGTACAAATCCTTCTGCTGGATTGCCGGGGTTAACAGCACAAACAATTGCTTCATATCAAGCTCAAGTAATGCAAGCAGGAATGGTTACTGCTCAAGGTGTCCCTACTTTTATTAAAGCTCAACTGCAAAATGTTATAGGTGTACAAGCTAGACTTATTTCTGTTCGTTTAGTAGCCACAAATCAATGGGAAATTATTTGTGGTGGTGGCGATCCTTATCAAGTAGCTAATGCTATTTTTAATAGCGTTCCTGATATTTCTAATTTGGTAGGCTCTACTCTTGCTGTTACTGCTATTACTACTGCAAATCCGGGGGTTGTAACTACCGATTTAAATCATGGATATGCAACTGGACAAGTAATCACCATAGCTGGTGTAGACCCCGTTTGGTTTAATAATAACTACACCATTACTGTTATTGATGAAAAATCCTTTAGTTTAGGAGTAACAACTGTAGGTCATGCTTATGTAAGTGGCGGTGTTGTAACCCCTAATTTACGCAATATAACTGTATCTATTGATGATTATCCAGATATTTATAGCATTACTTTTGTAAACCCACCTTCTCAAACTGTTCAAATAGTAATTACTTGGAACACTATTTCTACTAATTTAGTATCCCCAACTGCTGTAGCTCAACTAACAACGCCAGCTATTGTTGATTACATTAATAGTATTCCTGTTGGTCAACCAATTAATACTTATGAATTGCAAGATGCTTTTCAAAATGCAGTAGAACCCATTATTTCTCCAAGTCAAGTATCTAAAATTGACTATGTAGTGGCAATTAATGGAATAGATACTGCTCCAACTTCTGGAACTTTATTAATTTATGGTGATCCTGAAAGCTATTTTTCCACTAACGATTCATTGGTATCAGTAGTACAAGGCTAATATGCTGACCCAAGTGCTTCCAGCTTACCTTTATCAGCAATATACAAAAGACCCGTATAACGAAGATTTACAGGCTTTTTTTACTGCTTACAATACTGAATCACAAACTAGGTTAGATGCCACTAATAATTTAAATTTGCCTATTTATACAAAGCAAATAGCTCCTTTATTGGATTGGACAGCTTATGCCATTTATGGTGTAACTAGACCTAGCCTTGGCTCTCCTGCTCAATTTTCACCTTTAGGTGTATATGACACAGTTCCTTATGACACTACAGCTTATACACAAAATGTAACAACTGGCACAAATAGCTATTATATTGTTGATGATGATGTTTTTAAGCGTATTTTGACTTGGAACTTCTATAAAGGTGATGGCTTTCAATACACTACACAATGGTTAAAGCGTAGAGTTAAAAGATTTTTGTTAGGCATTGATGGAATTGATTTTCCTATAGATGAAACTTATAAAATTAGCGTTGTTTATAGTTCAAATAATACTATAACTATTACAATACCTGATTATGCTATTGCTCCTATTTTTGTTTCAGCTTTGGAATCTAAAGTATTAAATCTTCCATTTCAATATAACTACATAGTAACCATTTCTTCAGGGACAGTTTCTTGGGAAAATGATGCTAGCGTTCCTGTTGGATGGGTAAATAATTTTAGTGATCCTATTGGTTGGTACACTCCTGTTTAAAGGAAATATTTATGTCAGTTCCGTATACTTTTGCTTCTGCTACATCACCAATTCCTTTATCAGAATTAGATGATAATTTTGCTACTGGAATTACTTTAGGTGGAACTACAGTCTATTTAGGCGGAACATACCCTGATTTTCAAACCTCGGGTTATTCTGGTTATAGTGGTAGTGGCACAAGTGGCTATTCAGGAAAATCTGGATACTCTGGAATTGGATTTTCAGGTGGTTCTGGCGCATCAGGCTATTCTGGCTATTCAGGTGCATCTGGATATTCTGGTTCTGGAACATCAGGATTTAGTGGGTTTTCTGGCTACAGCGGTCTTGGATTTTCAGGCGGATCTGGAGCATCAGGATATTCTGGTTTTTCAGGAACTAATGGTTCTGCTGGAACTTCTGGTTTTAGTGGTTATTCAGGTACATCTGGCTATAGTGGATCAGGTATTTCTGGCTATAGTGGATCAGGCATAAGTGGATATTCTGGTTATAGTGGTTTGCCCGGTGCGGCTATTGTTGTTAAAGGCACAGTTGCAAATTCAGCCGCATTACCACCAACAGGAAATACAGTTAATGATGCCTATGTAACATCAAATACAGGCGACCTTTGGGTTTGGAATGGAACATCTTGGATTGATATTGGACAGTTTGTAGGCACTAGCGGATATTCAGGAAAATCTGGATATTCTGGTTCTGGAACATCAGGCTATTCTGGTTTTAGTGGAATTTCAGGATTTTCTGGTATCTCTGGTTTTTCAGGAATATCTGGGTATTCAGGAATATCAGGGATTTCAGGTATTAGCGGATTTAGTGGTATATCAGGCTACTCTGGATATAGTGGTATAGGAACTTCTGGAATTTCTGGATACTCAGGAATTTCTGGTTATAGCGGGGTAGGTACATCAGGTTATTCGGGGTCTGGAATTAGCGGTTATAGCGGATCAGGTGTTTCAGGATTTAGCGGATTTAGTGGATTTAGTGGAACTTCAGGCTACTCAGGATTTAACGGAATAAGCGGTTTTTCTGGTATTTCTGGATTTAGTGGATTTAGCGGATATAGCGGCATTAGCGGAACAAATGGAACTAATGGTATTTCTGTTAGCGGTTATTCTGGTTATAGCGGTTTTTCTGGCTATAGCGGTGTATTGGGATTAACCAATTATTCAATAACAGAATCTGGTGGCAAACTAATATTTAAATATGGTGCTACAACTATCGCATCATTAGATTCTTCTGGTAATTTTACAACTTTAGCCGCAGTTAATTCTGCTGGCACACCTTAATTTTTAGGAGTTAATATATGTCAACGTCAATGGGCAGTACTGGAGTAACTTTTCCTGATTCAACAACACAAACAACAGCTTTTACTGGCGGATATGTATCTGGTATTGGTGGTCAAGCCTTTACAGCATCAGGAACATTTACTATTCCTACTGGAGTTACTGCGGTTAAAGTTACAGTAGTTGGTGGTGGCGGTGGTGGTGGAAACAATGGAAGTAGTGGTGGAGCTGGTGGTCAAGCTATTTCATATTTAACAGGACTAACACCATCTGGAACTATTGCAGTTACTGTAGGAGCGGGTGGTACTGCTGGTGTTGGAAACAATGCTGCTGGTGGTAGTGGTGGAACTTCAAGTGTTGCATCTGGCACACAAGCAATAACAACTGTTACTTGTACTGGTGGCTCTGGTTCTGCCGCTGCTACTAATCAAAATGTTATTGTTGCTGGTGGTACTGCTACTAATGGTTCAATAAATATAAATGGAGCTGCTGGAGCTTTATATGGTGGCTCAACTATGCTTGGTAATGGTGGTATAACGGATGTTAATAATACATCATCAACTGCTGTTGGTTATGGTTCTGGTGGATATGGTCAAGCTTATGGAACTTCTGGTGGTGCTGGTCGTGGTGGCATAGTTATTTTTGAATGGTAAAAGGAAAATAAAATGACAACTCAAAATTATTTAATCGTAGAAACAAATATCGTAACCAATAATGTTGTATGGGATGGTAATACACAAACTTGGACACCCTCGGCAGATTCTATTCAGCTTGTTCAAGCAACAACACCAGCAATGGTATGGGTGGGCAATAGAGTTGAAAATTTACCAGCGACTATTCCACCAACATATACAACTACTTATAACTTAGAAGAAGTAATAGGTGCTGGAGATATTGGCTTTACTTGGGATGGTACAGTTCTCACTACTAATCAACCACAACCAGCATGATTAAATTACTAGAAGATGGCACAGTATTTGTAAACGTATTTGCACAAGGTAAGTATTAAATTTAGTGGTTTTTAGCTACAATATGTAAAATAGCTTGGTGATGCAAGTGGAAAGAACTAAGGAAAACTTATGACAGTTCAGCTTTATGCCAATAATGCAAAAACAACGCTGGCATCACCTATTAATGCTACTCAGACTACCATTACAGTAGCCCCCGGAACAGGTGCGCTTTTTCCTAATCCAGCTTCTGGTCAAGCATTTATGGTTACTTTAGTTAGTGCCGCTTCATCTACAACCTATGAAATTTGCCTTTGCAATGGAAGATTAGGCGATACTTTATCGGTAGTAAGAGGTCAAGAAGGAACTTCTGGGACACCATTTTTATTAAATGATATTGTTGGTAATTTTGATACTGCTGGCGTAATGGATGGATTGGTTCAATCTGTTCAGCTTCAAAATCAATATTATCTATTTGGAGTAGCTGGTGGATCAGCAAACGCTTTAACCGCTAATATTCCTTCGTCTTTAACTGCGCTTCCTAACGGAATGTCTATTGTTATTCAGTCTGCTTTTGCCAATACTGGAGCAACTACTTTAAATTTAACTTTAGGATCTACAGCAACAGGGGTTTTGCCTGTTCTTTCTGTAAATGCTACAGCCCTTATTGGCGGTGAAATTCCTTCTTCTGGATACCCAATTACTTTAAGCTATAGCTCTACCTATAATGCGTGGGTTCTTACTAATGGAAGTATTAATTTAAATATTTATGCGTTAATTAATAGTCAAACATTTACTGGAACTCCTAGAGTTCCAACACCAGCAATTAATGACAATAGTACTATTATTGCCAATACAGCTTATGTAAAAAACAATTTAGCTAACTATGCACCACTTTATAGCCCAAATTTAACTGGTATTCCAACAGTTCCAACAGCTTCAAATGGTACAAGTACTACTCAAATAGCTTCAACTGCTTTTGTTGAAAATGCTGTTTCAACTGTCCCTGTTTTAGGATCGACTTGGACTAATTACACAGGGATAAAAACTTCTTTTACTACCTACACAAATACAACTGGTAAATACATTCAAGCATTTTGTAATTCTGGTTGTAATGGTGGCGGTGATGGTCAAATTTTTATTAATGGTAATTTAGTGGCTAAATGGGCGGCACAGTTTAATGGTTGCGGTGGGTATAGTTGTAATATGGCGGCAATTATTCCTCCCGGTGCTACTTATTCCATATCATCCTATGGAACAGTTAATTCATGGTGGGAGCTAGTTTAATGAAACATTTTGTAGATCAAAATAATATTGTTCATGCGTATCTTAAAGATGGATCACAAGATCATTTAATTGGTAATAAAAAAGAAATAAATTTAGAAGAACGAGATGCTTTAATTCTTCAAAAACAACAATCAGAATTTGATGCACAAGATTGGTATAGAAAGCGCATTTATAGTTATCCAGAATTAGGTGAATTTGTAGACGCTTGGGTTAAAAATGACCAAACTGCATTAGAAGAATATCGCAAAAAATGCTTATCTGTTAAAGCTAAGTATCCAAAACCTGAAGGATTTTAATTATGACTTACAACTATGGTAGCCCCATTACAGGCACTCTTACTGGTACAACTGCAACTGTTAGCGTTCCGCCATTAGTTTATCCAGCAACTATTGTTTTAAATTCTGCCGCTGGAGGTAGAGCAATTCAGTTATCTTTAGATAGTGGAGCTACTTTTCTTACAGCAGTTACTCCTACTGGAATAGCTACAGGTCAAATTTATTATGTTTTAACTTTTCCTGTAACAACTATTAAATTTACTGGTGTAGCCGCTGATACTTACGCAATTCTTTAATAGCGTTGAATAGGGAAATATTATGACAATGCTACTGTTTGCTAACCAAGCACAAACAACTCTTGCCGTTCCAATTACAAGCTTATCTACAACTTTAACTGTTGCAAGCGGTACTGGTCAATATTTTCCCCAACCAGTAGGGGATGAAATTTTTAAGATTACTTTAGTTAATTCAACTAATAATTTGATTACTGAAATTTGTAACTGTACAGCTAGAGTTGGCGATGTATTAACAGTAGTTCGTGGTCAAGAAGGTACTGTTGCTCAAGCTTGGAAATTTAGCGATTTTGTTACCAATTTAGTTACTGCTGGAACATTACAATCTTTTAGCCAAGTTTCAGGGTGGAGTGGTATCTCTGGTTATAGTGGTTACTCAGGAATTTCTGGCTATTCTGGTATTAGCGGTTATTCAGGTGATAGTGGCTATTCTGGATTTAGTGGAATTTCAGGTTTTTCAGGATTTAGTGGAATTAGCGGATATTCTGGAATTTCTGGATACAGCGGTATTTCTGGATACAGCGGTATTTCAGGTTTTTCAGGCATTAGCGGCTACTCTGGTTTTTCAGGCATTAGTGGATATTCAGGCTCTGGAGTTTCAGGTTACTCTGGAACATCTGGATTTAGCGGATATTCAGGTATTTCAGGTTTTTCTGGTTACAGCGGAATCAGCGGTTACTCAGGATTTTCAGGAATCAGCGGTTACTCAGGATTTTCAGGAATCAGCGGTTACTCAGGATTTTCTGGAATTTCTGGTTATTCTGGTTCAAGTGGGTTATCAAGCACTTATTATTTTTATAAAGCCAACACTTCTGCTACTAGCGGAAATCCAAATTCTGATTATTTGCTTTGGAATAATAATCAACAAATTAATGCAACACAAATAAATGTTAGCAATTTAACTGCAAATGGCGTTGATATAAGCGTATTTTTAGCTTTACTTAATACAACGGAAGAATTTGTAATTCAAGATTCTGCAAACAGTTCTAATTCACAAACTTGGTTAATTACTGGCACTCCAACGCAAATAAGCGGTGCTTATTGGACAATTCCAGTTTCTTTAATTTCATCAAAAGGAACTGGTACTTCAAATTTTTCTAATGACCAAGAAATTATTTTTGCTGTTGTTAATGGCATATCTGGTTTTAGTGGAATATCGGGGTATAGCGGTTATTCTGGAACATCTGGATTTAGCGGTATTAGTGGATTTTCAGGCTATAGCGGCATTTCTGGCTATAGTGGCATTTCTGGCTATTCAGGTTATTCAGGTATTTCGGGATATTCTGGTATCAGCGGATATAGCGGAAAATCTGGCTTTAGTGGCTATAGCGGAATTTCTGGTTATAGCGGTTGGTCTGGAATTTCTGGTTATAGCGGAATTTCAGGTTTTAGTGGCTATTCAGGTATTTCTGGTTATTCAGGCATAAGTGGTTATAGTGGATCTGGAATTTCTGGCTATTCAGGTTTTAGCGGAATTTCAGGTTATAGCGGATATAGCGGAATTTCAGGTTACTCTGGCTTTTCAGGCATTTCTGGATACAGCGGAACATCAGGATATAGTGGTTTTAGTGGCATAAGTGGCTACTCAGGAATTTCTGGATATTCTGGTTCAGGAGTTTCTGGTTACTCTGGTAGCGGTGTAAGCGGTTACAGCGGAACATCAGGCTATTCTGGTTTTAGTGGAATTTCAGGCTACAGCGGTTGGTCTGGTATTTCTGGTTTTTCTGGTATATCAGGTTATAGCGGAATTTCAGGTTACAGCGGAATTTCAGGATTTTCAGGCATAAGTGGTTATAGCGGATCTGGAATATCAGGCTATTCTGGCACATCAGGATTTTCTGGAATATCAGGCTACTCTGGTTACTCTGGACAATCTGGTTATAGTGGCATTTCTGGTTATTCTGGAAGTGGTATTTCTGGCTATTCTGGTTACAGCGGTACAAGTGGTTTTAGTGGCATTAGTGGATACTCTGGTTGGTCTGGTATTTCAGGATATAGCGGATCAGGTATAAGCGGATATAGCGGATATTCAGGGACATCAGGTTTTTCTGGCATATCTGGCTACAGCGGATTTTCAGGTATTAGCGGTTATTCTGGTTCAGGTATTTCTGGTTATTCTGGTATTTCTGGTTTTTCTGGAATATCAGGTTATAGCGGTTCTGGAATTAGTGGTTATTCTGGATTTAGTGGAATAAGTGGCTATAGTGGATTCTCTGGTATTTCTGGCTATAGTGGATTCTCTGGCATTTCTGGATTTAGTGGCTACAGCGGTATTAGTGGCTACTCTGGTTTTTCAGGAATATCTGGTTATAGTGGAATTTCGGGATTTAGTGGTATTAGTGGATTCTCAGGTTGGTCAGGCATCTCAGGTTACTCTGGAATTTCGGGATACTCAGGATCAGGAATATCTGGTTGGTCAGGTTTTTCAGGAATATCTGGCTACTCTGGAAGTGGTATATCTGGCTATTCTGGTTCTGGTGTTTCTGGTTATTCAGGCTTTTCAGGAATTAGTGGTTATTCTGGTAGCGGTATATCTGGGTATAGCGGTTTCTCAGGCATAAGTGGCTATTCTGGTTCAGGTGTATCAGGTTACAGCGGTAGCGGTATTTCTGGCTATAGTGGTTTTTCTGGAATCTCTGGTTTTAGCGGTTTCTCTGGTATTTCTGGATATAGTGGAATAAGCGGATTCTCAGGCTATAGCGGTTCAGGCTTTTCAGGTGTAAGTGGCTATTCAGGAATTAGTGGATTCTCTGGTATTTCAGGATTTAGCGGTATAAGTGGCTACTCTGGATCAGGCGTGTCTGGCTACTCTGGATTTTCAGGAATAAGCGGATTTAGCGGAATATCTGGTTACTCTGGTTACTCTGGTTACTCTGGTTCTGGAATTTCTGGTTATTCAGGATCAGGTGTTTCTGGTTATTCTGGATTTAGCGGTATCTCAGGCTATTCAGGTTCTGGTGTATCAGGATATAGCGGTTCTGGAATTAGTGGTTTTTCTGGCTATTCAGGAATCAGCGGATTTTCTGGTTTTAGTGGAATTAGTGGGTATTCAGGTTCAGGTATTTCAGGATATTCAGGTTCTGGAATTTCTGGATTTAGTGGCGCAAGTGGAATTTCTGGCTATTCAGGTTATTCTGGATCAGGAATAAGTGGATTTTCTGGATATAGTGGATCTGGTGTCAGCGGTTATAGCGGGTACTCTGGTTCTGGAATAAGCGGTTACAGCGGATATTCAGGCTTAAATGGTTCTGTTGGCACAAGTGGCTTTAGTGGATTTTCTGGAATTTCAGGTTATTCAGGCTACAGCGGTTCTGGTATTTCAGGATATAGTGGTTGGTCAGGAATATCGGGAACAAATGGTTTGTCAGGATTTTCTGGAATTAGCGGATATAGTGGAAGTGGTGTATCTGGCTATTCTGGATTCTCAGGATTTTCAGGTTACTCTGGATTTTCAGGAATTAGTGGATTTTCAGGGATTTCAGGTTACTCTGGATCAGGATTTTCAGGTTACTCTGGAATTTCAGGCTATTCAGGATTTTCTGGTATATCTGGCTACTCAGGAAGTGGAATATCTGGCTATAGTGGTTCAGGTATTTCTGGTTATTCTGGTTCTGGTGTAAGTGGTTTTTCAGGGTTCTCAGGGATCTCTGGTTACAGCGGGTCTGGAATCAGCGGATTTAGTGGTATCTCAGGATATTCAGGGATTAGCGGGTATAGTGGTTTAGGCTATGCAAACTTAACATCTACCACATCATTCCTAATTGGAACAGGCTCTAAAGCATTTACAGTAAACCAAACCCAAGGAACTAATGCTTATGTTGTTGGTGCAAGAGTTCGTATCAATAACACTACAAACTTTATGGAAGGGCAGATTACCGCCTATACCACAACTACATTAACAGTCAATGTGGATTTAGTAGGCGGATCTGGAACATTCGCTGCTTGGACTTTTAATATTGCTGGTCAATCTGGTATCTCTGGATTCTCTGGCTATAGTGGAACAAACGGCACTACAGGTACATCGGGCTTTAGCGGCTTCTCTGGTATCTCTGGCTATAGTGGCTTTTCTGGTATCTCTGGCTACAGCGGCACAAATGGCACAAACGGCACATCAGGATTTTCTGGTTATTCAGGCAGTAACGGCACAAACGGCACATCAGGCTTTAGCGGATTTTCAGGAATAAGCGGTTACTCAGGAATTAATGGAGCTACTGGAACAAGCGGTTTTAGCGGATATTCAGGTCAAAATGGCGCAACTGGAACTTCAGGATTCTCAGGTTATTCAGGTTATTCAGGAATTAATGGTTCTACCGGAACTTCAGGATTTTCAGGGTATTCTGGTGCAGTAGGCACATCTGGGTTTAGTGGCTATAGTGGAATTAATGGTTCTACTGGAGCATCTGGTATTTCAGGTTATTCAGGTCAAAATGGCGCAACAGGTACAAGTGGTTTTTCTGGTTACTCTGGTACAAACGGAACTAATGGTACATCTGGATTTTCTGGTTACTCTGGAATAAGTGGAACTAACGGAACAAACGGAGCTTCTGGAATTTCAGGCTACTCTGGATTTAGTGGAATTAGTGGATTTTCTGGCTATTCAGGTACTAATGGTGCTACTGGAACTTCTGGTTTTAGTGGTTACTCTGGTATCAATGGTGCTACTGGAACATCAGGTTTTTCAGGATATTCTGGTCAAAATGGTGCTACTGGAACTAGCGGATTTTCTGGTTACTCAGGAATCAATGGTGCAACTGGTACAAGTGGATTCTCTGGTTATTCTGGTGCTGTAGGAGCAACAGGTACATCAGGTTTTTCTGGCATTAGCGGATTTTCTGGAATATCAGGCTATAGCGGTACTAATGGCACTAATGGTTCAACAGGTACAAGCGGTTTTAGTGGTTATTCAGGCACTAATGGTTCAACAGGAACTAGCGGTTTTTCTGGATATAGCGGAACTAATGGGACTAATGGTTCAACAGGTACATCTGGTTATTCTGGATACTCAGGTACTAACGGCACAAATGGTGGTCAAGGAACTTCAGGCTATAGTGGTTACTCAGGTGCTACTGGCGCAACAGGAGCAACAGGATCTACTGGTGCTACAGGAGCAACAGGCACATCTGGCTATTCAGGACAAAATGGTGCTACTGGAACTTCTGGATATAGCGGAGCAACTGGCGCAACTGGAGCAACTGGAGCAACAGGTGGTACAGGAGCAACAGGTACAAGCGGTTACTCAGGATACTCTGGAGCAATTACTACTGGTTCTAATGCTCAAGCTAACAGTTTGGGAGTTGGTACTGCGGCTTCTGGAACAACAGGTGAAATTCGTGCCACAAACAATGTAACAGCTTATTACTCTGATGATCGTTTAAAAACCAAACTTGGTAATATTGAAAATGCTCTTGAAAAATTGCGTACTTTAAATGGTTTTTATTATGAAGCCAATGAGGTTGCTCAAGCTTTAGGTTATGATGTTAAGCGTGAAGTTGGTGTATCTGCTCAACAAGTTCAAGCAGTATTATCTGAAATTGTTGTACCAGCACCAATTGATGAGCAATATTGGACAGTTAGATATGAAAGGCTTTCTGCTTTGATTATTGAAGCTATTAAAGAATTGGCTGACCAAGTGGATGAAATAAAATCAAAACTTAATTAACTATAAGGATTAGTGATGCAATCCCCAAAATATTCGGTAGTGATACCGACTTACAATAATTGTGAGAAATATCTAAAACCTTGTATTGATTCAATAATCAAATACACAGAAATGACTGACATAGAGTTGGTCATTTCTGCTAATGGATGTACTGATAACACAAAAGCTTATACAGACTATTTATTAACAGTTTTTCCAAATATAACTGTTATTTGGAATGAAAAACCATTAGGTTTTGCAAAAGCTTGCAACGATGGAATAGAGCAATCTTTAAGACAAAACACTAAAAAAATAGTATTGCTTAACAATGATACTTTGTTGTTAGAACAACCAAAAAATCAATGGTTAAATAGGTTAGATGATTTTCATGCTGACATATCTTCAGTATTAACCCTACATTCTAAAATTACACAACAAAAGTTTGGTGTTTTCTTTTGCACAATGATTGATAAAAAAGTGTTTGACACCATTGGTTTATTAGATGAAAGCTTTGAAACTGGTGGATGTGAAGATATAGATTTTTGTTTTAGAGCAGATCAAAATGGTTTTAGCCTTATAGATGTTGGGTTTAAAGGTGATTTCCCTATTTATCATGTAGCAGAGGGAACAGTTCATGATCCTGAATTGGTATCAGATTGGGAGCAAAAGTTTTATAAAAATGAATTGAAATTAGCCAAGAAATACAAC